CACTGTTTTTCTTATCACTCATTCGTACTACTCTTACGTTCGATCGTAATGAGAGGAATATCAGATTGCAAGAAGAGTTATGCAGACTTGATGAGGTATACTGTAGATGAATTGTTGGCATTGTAATACAGAATTGATCTGGGGTGCAGATTTTGATATGGAAGATATCAATGATGGAGAGGAGTCTGAATATGATTTCTGGTCAAGTTTTACTTGTCCGAAGTGTGAAGCATATGTTGAGGTATTTCATCACAAATAAGGAGGAGAAATAATGTCAGGTGATTACCATACCCATAATGACAGGCAACTACCTACAGTGCCTTGTGATATTACGTTTACTGAAGAACAGTGGGAATGCATTAGAGTTTGTGTTGCGAATGCACCAATACCCTATGATATTACTTTGAAGAAGATACCTGCTGAAATTTTAGCGAAGATAGGTCAACCTACACCATTGAAGGGTGAGGCATTGGAGATACCTTACTACGATTTGACACCATATGGAATTGAACCATTAGATATATGAATTTGATTTGTAATTTGCCTTCTGAGAAGGTGTGGGTGAGAAAAGAATATCTAACTGACCATCAAAGTGGTCATGGTGAATTTGTAGAGGGCGTTTGGGTTGCTGCGAAGAGTATACCTGGTCGTGCGTTTTACTTTGAGACGTATTTACCTACGTATGCTGCGATGTATGATAAGTTGCCTATAAGTGCGTTTCTCCGAGCGCCGAAAACGCCGACCGTGGATATGTCTCTGGAGAATTTACAATTCTGGAACTGTATGGACTATGGGGTGATGGCAATTAATAAAGGTTTTATATCTTCTATGGATTGTGAGATCCGCACAAGAGACCACGGGTTGATGAAGGGACAGTATTTGTTTACTTTAGATAACTACCATGCGAACCCTGATGTTATAGATAATAATGTGAGTGAAGTACCACAAGAGCATAAGTCGCATAATTGTATTCAACTAGAGAATGGTCAGTATGCATTGTATCCTAATAATAGGATGCGTCTGTATGACCTCTCTATTACCCCACAGCATCCAAAGACACCAGACTTTAAGGTTTCTACCATAGAGTATCAAGTCGAGAATGGCACAGAGTGGGGACGCTTAGGCGACACTGATGATTACTTCTGGGAAACACCACAAGAGAGGGATGGTAACCCCGATAAAAGTTCTGACGAGCAACCACTAGACTTTATCTAAGAACCATGGTAATTAAAGTAGACAAATCCGAAGAATTTAAAAAGAGTGGCAAAAAACTCATCTCAGAATACGATGCTGAGAAATGGTTGGACAAAATTGAAAAGAATGACGAAAGAGAACTCTTTGAGATGAAGAGAAAAAGAGAATACCTCAATGAGTGGACTAAATTTAGAAAAGACGGATAAATAATAGCAGCCTATTGCTGTGTAAATGCCTACATTCCAAACATTCAAGGATTTAAGCATAACATTTAAGAAACATCCTGTAACAAATGATCTGGTACAGGTGAAGGATAAGGCAGCCATTGTACAAGCAATGACTTCCTTGATACTTACTAACAAAGGAGAAAGATTGTTTCAACCTGAGATTGGTTGTGACGTATCTGGTATGTTGTTTGAACCATTAGACTTTGGTACTGCTGGACTTATCAAGTCAAGTATTTTAGAAACTTTGGGTAGATTTGAACCACGTATCATTGTTACTGATATTCTTTGTACACCAGACTACGATAACAACGGATATGGTGTAGAAGTGTTTTACACAATTGTTGGTAGAGATGATCAACCAATAGGAATTCAATTCTTCTTAGAGCGTACACGATAATGCCTTATACTCAGGTTGCCAATTTAGATTTTGAAGACATCAAAATCGCTCTGAAAGATTACCTCAGAGCACAAACAGAATTTACAGACTACGATTTTGAGGGTAGTGCTTTATCTAACCTCATTGATGTATTGGCATATAACACGTATTATACTGCGTTCAATACCAACATGGTAGTCAATGAACTATTCATTGAAAGTGCCACCTTGAGAGACAATGTGGTGGCATTAGCAAAGCAGTTAGGGTATAGACCTAAGAGTGCGACATCACCTACAGCATATATTTCTTTCACTGCAACTTATCCTAATACTACAACAGACACTGAATTGTTTTTAAGGAGAGGAACAGGATTTATTGCGTCTTATGATAACAACGTGTATCAGTATGTTGTTACTGATGATGTAAAGGCACAAGTCTCAAATAATATTGCAACATTCACAAATGTACCAGTAAGAGAAGGAACAAGATTAGTTAATACTTTTTCTGTTAATACTTCTCTTAAAAATCAGAGATTTATTCTTGACAATCGTAACATTGATACTAATACAATTAAAGTAAAGGTATATCCTACAGGTAGTGGAGCAAATGAACCATATTTGGTTGCAGATAATATTCTAGATGTTGATAGTTCATCAAAAGTCTTTTTTATTGATGAGATTGAAGATGAAAGATATGAGATCATCATGGGTGATGGAATTTTAGGTGCAAAATTAGAAAATGGTGCTTTGATTGAGGTTTCTTATATCACAACCAGTGGTCCTGAGAGTAATGGAGTTAGAACTTTTGTATTTTCTGGCGTACTAGAGAACGTGAATGGTGTAACACCTAATGTTGACGTCTCTATTACTTCTACTGTTGCCTCAGCAGGCGGTGAAGAGATAGAAACTACTGCTAAGATAAAATACACCGCTCCTAAGGCATATGGCACACAAGACCGTGCAGTGACCGCACAGGACTATGAAGCAATTGTTCGTAGAGTGTATCCTGCTACAAGTGATATTATTATTTTTGGTGGAGAGGATCAAGATCCACCACAATATGGTAAAGTATTCATTGCATTGAAACCTAAAGATGCAAGTTATCTTACTTCGTTAACTAAGAATGAAATTGTTACAGAACTAGAAAAGTATGTTGTTGCATCAGTAGAACCAAAATTAGTAGATCCTTCTATTTTGTTTGTTGAATTGACCAGTAAAATTTACTATGATAGAAACAAAACTGACATGACACCTGCTCAAGTTAGAGATAAGGTGATTGGTAATGTTCAGTCTTATCTTGATACAAGTGATACTGAGAAGTTTAATGGTAAGTTTAGGTATAGTAAGACGGTCGCAGTTATCGATGATTCTGACCGTGCAATCAATTCTAACCTAACTGAGGTAACTATGAGGAAAGATTTCATTCCTCAACTAAATTCAACGTTCTATTATGAAGTATGTTTCCAAAATGCGTTCGACAGTGAATGCGACGATCCTGTTCTTTCGTCTACTGGCTTTAGGGTTACTGAATACCCTAATTTTGACGTTTATCTGGAGGATAAGGAGGGGAAAATCATCCTATATAGACTAGATGGGGTAACTGGTGAAAAAGTCCTCCTCGACAGTGAAGTTGGCGAAATAGATTATGTTAAAGGTGAACTCAAGATGTATGCTCTTACAATCATTAAGGGTAGTTTCTTTGATAATCGTATTTCACTAAGAGTAAAACCACTATCTAATGACATCAAGGCAATGCGTGAAGTTTATCTTGATGTAGATGTTGCTAATTCATCATTCACTGCGTACAAAGAGTAAATTAAATGCCTGCTGTAAAGACTAAGAGAATTTCTACTCTAATCGAGTCTCAGCTTCCTGCTTTTATATCTTCTGAATATGAACTTTTCGGTAAGTTTGTTCAAAAGTATTACGAAGCACAGGAAGTTCAAGGTGGTACTTTGGATGTTATTAACAACATTCAGAAGTATGCTGATATCGATTTTTATGAGAAGAATATTCTTAAGCAAAATGATACATTAACAGCAGATGTTAGTATTGATGATACAACAATCACAGTAGACGACGCACAGTCTTTTCCAAAGAAGAATGGTTATATTAGAATTGATGACGAGATAATTTTCTATGGCACTAGAACTGATACTGAGTTCAGAGAGTGCTCTAGAGGCGTCAGTGGTAACACTTCATTAGGCGATCTATACGAAGCGTCACAATTTCAAAGCACAGAGGCAGGAACCCATTCTAGCGGTGCTGTAGTACATAACATAAGCAACCTATTTCTCTACGCTTTAGTTAAGAATTTTGAGACACAATACTTAGGGTCTTTCCCTGAGAAATATCTTAAGGGTGAGATTGATAAGAGAACCCTTATTAAAAATATTCAGAAGTTTTATAAGTCAAAGGGTACTAATAGTTCTATTAAGTTTGTATTCAATACTATTGTTGCAAAAGATGCTAACAATAAACCAGAAGTATACAAACCAAAAGATTACACATACAAATCTTCCAATGCAGACTGGATCAATGTATATGCACTTAAGTGTTCTGTTGTATCTGGTGATCCAAAAGCATTAATAGGTCAACAGATTGTACAACAAGCAACTACGGAGTATGGTTATGCTTCTGCTGTAGTAGACAATGTATATTCTGATGGCACAAAAGATGGTGAACCAATTTGGAATATTGTATTAGCACCAGAGACAGTTAATGGTGAGTTCTTTATCTCTACTAAAACTGAACTAACCAAATCACTAGGTGGTACCGATAGCACTGGTGATAGAGTTGATGTATTTTCTGCTACTGGATGGGGTGCAGAGGGTTCTATCTTAATTGGCACAGAGACAATTACTTTTAAGAAGAGAAACGCAACTCAGTTTATTATCAATAATAGACAAGCATCAACTTCTATTTTTTATCCTAAAGGAACTGAGGTATACAAACCAGTAACAATTTCTGCAACTGGTGTAAGTCTTTTAACACTTGGTGTTGTTTATAATCTTGATTCTATTGACAGTAAACCATATTCTAATGTTGGTGATAAGATCCAAGTATCTAAACCTGGTTTTGAAACTTCTGATCCTAGAATTGTAAAAGTAGGAACTAACAATACACGTTGGTTATTAAATCAAGGTGCTACAATTAATGCTCCTACAAACCCAGATATAGCAACGGATCTCAGAGGTGTATCAACCAACGTAACTTCTATTCATGAAGATGAGCAATATTATTACATCACATCCTCAAGTTATCCATCACATAAAATTTTAGATGGTACTAGTAATATTACAGAAAAACTTTTAGATCAAGATATTCTTCGTATTATTAGAAAACAAGCAACAACTACAACTGAAAGATACAATACACCAAAAGCAGATACTGGTATTCTACTCAATGGTGTTCGTACTTTCAGTTATAGAGATCCTGAGAGTATTAGATTTGGTATTTTAGAAAAAATTAAAGTTAATACTCAAGGTAGAGGTTATGCTAAACCACCTTTTGTATTGGTTGATCAAGTTCCTAACAAAGCAAGAGCAGTTCTTGCTGGTCAAGTTGTAGAAAGTATTATTGTAGATACTACTGACATATATCCAATCACTCCAGAGATTACAATTACATCTGGTAGAAGAGCAGAAGTGCGTGCTATTGTAACTGGTGGTAAAGTTACTAGTTTGCAGATTGATAATGCAGGTGAGTATTATTCATCTCCTCCTATTGTACAAATTAGAGATAATGCTGGTCGTGGTAGATTTGCTAGTTATAATGCTATTGTTGATGGTGATGGTAGAATAACTGATTTTGAAAAAATTGATGAAGGTAATTTTTATAGTCAAGATACAGTAATTGTTGATATTATTCCTGTTGGTGAAGATGCTACAGGTATTCCCGAACTTAAAGAATGGAATTTTAATAGATTTGAAAAATACAAGAATGAGTTAGATACAGAAAATGGTTATATCTTCCAAAATTACGATCCTGTTTTAGAATATGGTTATGGTTACTTAGGTAACCCGAAAGCGTTGCGTGTTGCCTTAAATGACAACATCAACAATGCTGGTACTGAACCAGCCACGAAAACCCACTCTCCTATTATAGGATTTGCTTACGATGGAAATCCGATTTATGGTCCGTTTGGTTATCTTGACCCATTAGATGCAACTTCTGCTATTAGAAGACAGTCATCTAGTTACTCTATTAAAGGATCTCGTTCTAACGGTCCTGCAATTAGTAAGTATCCATTAGGTACATTTGTTGATGACTATGAATACACACATAAGAGTGGATCATTAGACGAAAACAATGGACGATTTTGTGTTACCCCAGAATTTCCGCAAGGAACTTATGCTTATTTCATTACTATTGATAGCGATCAAGTACCGAAATTCCCCTACCTTCTAGGTGCCAATTTCTACTCTTTACCTGTTGATAGTAATTACAATTCTAACATTAGTCAATTAGATTTACCAAAGAAAGCAAAGAGATTTTTTACCACAGGAATGCCTAGGAATGGTGAAGGATTTGTTGGACAAATTTCTGATGTCTCACCAGGAACTGTTGATAATGTCGCTATTGAAAGTTCTTCTACTAACTTCTCTGTAAACTCTAAAGTATATTTTGATAATGAAGGAACAGAAGGTTCTGAAGTTGAAGCACTAGTCTCTAGTGTTAAAGGTAAAGGTGTAAATTACTTACAATCAAAAGAAAATAAAGTAGTTAAATTAACTACAATTCAAACTGCATACTTATTTGCTGACGATATATTAAGACAACCATCTTCTGGTGCATTTGGTGAGATTGTTGGTACTGTTGCTAGTGATAATCGTATTGTTCTTAAAAATGTAAATGGTACATTTGATAATACAGGAACTTTCTCTGCTGATATTAAAACATTTAGTATTCTAATAGATCAGGATAGTTCTTATACAGAAGGTGCTATTCTTAATCTTACAGATGGTAAAAGTGATCCAGTTGCAACTGGTGAAGTATTAGAAGGAACCAATAAACAAAACGTAGTTAAGATAAAAGTTTTATCTGGAACTTGGGTTATTGACGATCAGTATTTTATTCGTTCTAGTAATCTTTTCAATACTGTTGGATCTAGAGTTGTTACACTTACATCTCTTAGTGACAATTTAGAACCATTTGATGTTAATCAAAGTGTAGCGTTAATTGAAACTGATGCACCTCATGGTCTAGGTGTTGGTGATAACGTAGATATTTCAATTAATCCTGATGATGCTACAAAAACAAAAATTTATTTTATAAGAAAAAGATTATATCAAACAGCAACTCTTATTGCACCTGTAGTAAACACACAAGTTAAAGATAGTGGTGTTGGTAGATTTCAATTATTAAACAGTGGTGCTGATTATACTGCAGGAACATATAATAATGTTCCATTGACTGGTGGATCTGGAACTGGTGCTAGTGCAAATATTGTAGTTTCTAATTCTGGTATTGTTTCTAGTGTTACAATCCAAGCAAAAGGTTCTGGATATTCAAAAGCAGATTATCTTAGTGTTGATGATGAAAGTCTTGTAAGATCTGGTGCATCACAGAGCACACAACGTCTTGTAATTTACGTTGATCACTCTGGAATGGCAGCAGGAGAAACAACTCTTTTTGTTGATAGTACGATTGGATATGCCAATAATGATTTGATCATGGTTGGTGACGAAATAATGGAAATTACTAATGTAGCAACTGGATCTCTAACTGTAGTAAGAGGAAAAGAAAATACAGAAGATAAAGATCATTATGACAATCAACTTGTAAAATTATTTAAGGCAAAATATAACTTTGCTGACAATTATCAGATTTTTGCAGGTGCTAATTCTGGACGCATACAATCATACGATAGAGACACACAAACAATTAATATTACATATCCTTATAGTACAACTGTACTAACTGCAAATGAAGTTGCTCAAAGTTCTAGTTTCTTTGACAGTAGTACACCCTCTAGATTAGTTAGTGTTAACTCTGCTGGTTCTTTAATCTACAAATTTGAATTCTCGGAAGATGGTAGTACATTTATACCTAATCCAAATATTGACATTCAAGAATTTTATAAGTATAAATTTGATACGTCTCATTCTAGTCTTACTGGGACTTACTTTGATTTGTCTCCTAGTAAGAATTTTAATTTAGAAACTTTAGAAAAAACTGCTTCTACTATTTCACCAGGTAGTTCTGGTTCATTTACTGAAGTTAAATTTGGATTTGGTTCTAGATTAGCAACAAATAATTATTCTAGTAAAGTAGGAACTAACTTTACAAACTTCTATTATTATGATAGAAAAAATATTGTAAATTCTGAAGAAGCATATTTAAAAATTATTACAGATCCATTACAAGGAGTTAAAACTGTCAGTTATGTTACATCAAATAGGTTTGTTTATGATATATCTAGTACTCCTCTCTGGGATGGTTCTGGATCCATTTCTTACACTACTACTGGTGAGTTCTCTATCGGTGAGATCAATGGATTTTCGGTAACTAACCTAGGACTGAATTACAAGAAAGTTCCTATCGTTGTAGGTGTAGATCCTACAACTGATTATAGAGGTGCTGCTACTGTATTATATGATATTGCATCTAAAACAATTACTGGTGTAGATATCACAAATAAAGGTTTAAATTATTCTAATCCAAAAGTAGTCATCACAAATGGTGATGGTACAGGTGCAACTTTTGATATTATCATCAGACAAGGACAAATATTTTCAATCACTGTTAGTAATCCAGGCAGAGGATATACCTTTGCACCAGAAATTGAAATTGTAGAATCAGATGTATCTGCATACGCAGAAAGTAATACTATTGGTTTACCAAAAAGTATCACTATCTCTAATAATGGTGGAGCATATCATTTAGATAAAACTGTTGGATCTACTTTCCAATCTAACTCTATTTTTGTTGTTGTCAATGCTACTGGCAATTTCAGAAAAGGTGAAATTATTAAACAGATTATTGATGGTGTTGAAGTAGCAAGAGCAAAGGTTGTAGAATGGAGAGAAGGTTCTAATTTACTCAAAGTAGAAAATATCACAGGTATATTCAGAAAGAACGTATCATTTAAAGCTGATGTTAGTCCTGTTACTGCTACACTTAAATCTGTTTTTGTTACTACATTTGAAGAAGAGATTACAAGTTTCTATGATAACCTAGGTTTCTTTAAAACTGATCGTGGTAGATTAGGTGTATCTAATCAAAAAATTGTTGATAGTTATTTCTATCAAGACTATTCATATGTTGTTAAATCTAAAACACCAATTAATCAGTGGCGTGAACTTATTAAGTCTACA